GAGCGAGTGGGTTTATAGCGGCAGAGCCGCACCATGTAACGCCAGAGGTGACACATGAGCGATTTACTACAAGACATTGAGTTAGACGATTCCGTCAAGGAGCAACTCTCGGAGCGGTTCAACCAAACCCTAGAGGCCCGCCTTGAAGAAGAGACGCGGGGGCTAAAGTCTAAGGTGGACGAACTCCTTGGAGAGAAGAAGCGCGTACAGCAGGAGCGCGAAGAGGCGCGGGAGCAGGCTCGCCTTGAAGCCGAAGAAAAGGCGAAGGCCGAGAACAACTACAAGCAGCTCTTTGAGTCTCGTAGCGAAGAGAATAATCAGCTCCGCGCTCAAATCGACAGGATGAATGCTGAAGCTCAACAGCAGAAGATTAACGAACAAGCTGTTAAACTAGCGGCTCAGTTGACAAAAGACACAGGGCGCGCACAATTACTACAGAAAGAGTTTAGCCAACGGCTTTCTCTTGTAGATGGGGAGTTACGGGTGACTGATCCCTCGGGGCAGTTGACCGTTTCTTCCCTTGATGACTTGGTTAATTCTATCAAGACGGATTACCCGTTTTTAGTTGATGGAATCCAAGCAAGTGGCGGCGGGGCCGTCAAGGCGCAAGGTGGAGCCGAAGCGCGTGGCAAGGAAATGAGCCGATCCGACTGGGAAGCGCTACCTCCGGTAAAGAGGCAGCAGTTCTTCAAGGACGGCGGAAAACTTTATGACGAATAACGTGGAGGCCGACCAATGGCTAACGTACTGACCGATCTAGCGGCTGATATTTACAAAGCCGCCGACGTAGTGGGGCGGGAGCTTGTCGGCTTCATCCCTGCTGTTACCGTGAACGCAAACGGCTCCGAGCGTGTCGCCAAAGGCGATGTGGTCCGTGCCAGCTTCACCCGCGCTGCAAGTGTGGTTGATGTGTCCGAGTCCATGACCATCCCCGAGGGGACGGATCAGACGGTGGATAACAAGACCCTCACCATCAGCAAGACCCGTGCTGTGCAAATCCCCTACACCGGGGAAGATGTGCGCCACCTCAACAACGGTATTGGTTTTGAGACCGTGTACGGCGACCAAATCGCTCAGGCGATGCGTGCGCTCGTGAACGAGATCGAAGCTGACGTTGCTACGGAAGCGTACAAGAATGCCTCTCGCGCATTCGGCACCGCAGGCACCACCCCGTTCGGCTCCAACTTCAGCGAAGTGGCAGAGATTCGCCAAATCCTCGCTGACAACGGTATGCCGATGAACGACGGCCAAGCCAGCATCGTGCTGAACACCGTCGCCGGGACCAACCTGCGTCAACTCGCACAGCTCCAGAAGGCCAACGAGGCTGGTGGCACCGACCTGCTCCGTCAGGGCGTGCTTCTCGACCTCCAAGGTCTGATGATGCGTGAGTCCGCCCAAGTGCAAGCGCACACCAAGGGCACTGGTGCTAGCTACCTCCTGAACGATGCGTCCAGCGCCATTGGCGACACGACCATCGCAGCAGACGGCGGCTCCGGCACCATCCTCGCGGGTGATGTGGTGACCTTCAACGGCGATACCAATAAGTACGTCGTGAACACCGCTCTCTCCGGTGGCTCCTTCGCCATTGGTGGCCCTGGCCTTCGTTCGGCTCTTGCCGACAACGCGGCCATCACCGTGGGCAACAGCTACACGGCAAACGTGGCGTTCCACCGCCGCGCTCTTGAGCTGGCTATCCGCCCGCTCGCAGAGCCGCCGTCCAGCCTTGCCAGCGACACCATGACCGTCTCCGACGCTGCCAGCGGCCTGACGTTCACGGTTAGTGTGTACCCCGGTTATCACAAGTCGATGATCGAGGTGTCCGTGGCATGGGGCGTGAAGGCTTGGAAGCCTGACTTCATCGCGACCCTCATGGGCTAAGAGGTATCAGGGGGCCTTCGGGCCCCCTTTCTCTCTCATGGAAAAGAAGAAACCCGTAAGAAAGCCAAAGCCGAAATTGGTTAAGATGTACCGCGAGAGTGATGGTAAGTACGCGGACGTTCACCCTCTTGAGGTTGAGAACTACAAGAAGGGCGATTGGAGGCTGGTAAATGGCGATAGTAGTTGAGGATGGAACGCTAGTCTCTGGAGCGAACTCCTATATCACGCTTGCAGAGTTCAAGGCCTGGGCAGATGACCGAGGCATCACCTATGGCACGGATAGCGCGATTAGCCAGCAGCTTTACCGTGCGCACGATTACTTTGAGGGTCTGAAGTTCAAGGGCCTCAAGGCTGACGAGAACCAAGCGATGCAATGGCCCCGCGATCAAGTCCTGATCGACGGCTACGCTGTGGACTCCAACGAGATTCCCAAAGAGGTCAAGACGGCCCTTTACGAACTCATCAAGATTGAGATTGATGGGGACTCCAAGCTGTCCCCGTCTGAGCGCGAAGTGACCTCCGAGCAGGTTGATAGCATCAAGATCACCTACAAGGACAACTCAGGCATGAAGCGGTCTACGCCTGCCCTGGAGCGGGCCCTGCGCAAGCTGGTGCTGCCCTTCTCTGAGGTGACGCGGGCGTGAGCTACAACTACACCCCTTTAACGTCGTCCGCGACTCGCCTGCTCACGAAGTTTGGCGCTCAGTACACGTTTACGCGGACCACGAACGGGGCGTATAACCCTGTAACGGGGAAGACCAGTGACTCATCCAGTACGTATACGGGTTACGCTTGTTTATTTAACTATTCGGATGCTGATCTCGCTGATGGAACTATACTTCAGGGTGATCGGCGTATGCTCGCGGAGGGCGGAACATATGAAGTCGGTGATTCGGTTGTGGTGGGCTCGGATACGTACCGAGTTATCTCGGTTAGCGAAATTGCCCCCGCTGGGACGGTGGTGGCCGCAAACCTCCAGATCAGAAAATGAAGAAGCTAACGACGGCGGTCAGGGACTTCAAAAAGCTCCCCATGGAGACCGCTCGGGAGGTAATGAAAAGGCTCAGCTATAAGGTCATCGACCGGACGCCCATTGATACAGGGCTTCTCGTTAATAGCTGGATACCCACGAAGGGCAAGCCGTCTACGCGAGTAACGAAGACGACAGACAAGACTAGGAAGAAGGCGAAGGCCAGGGTGAGGAAGGTAGTCTCGGAGCTGAAGCCGGGACAGAACTACTACCTCGCCAATAATCAGCCCTACTCTCTAATCATAGAGATGGGCAGGAACGAGGGTCCGCCAGCGCAGGGGTCACGGATGGCTCCTTACGGTATGCTCCGTCTTACGGTGGCAGAGTTTCAGTCAATCATTAACAATGTTGTTAAGGGTGACAAGAAGCTCTTTATAGAGATTGAGTAATGAGTACATTCTTCAACGATATGCAGGCCGCGCTAGACAGTCAGCTAGACTCCATGGATTCTACGCCTGTTGCATGGCCGAATATCCCGTATGAGCCTGACGCCGGGACAGTGTACTACCGGCCCAACCTTCTCCCTGGTGACACGGAGCAGGTTAGCTTAGGCTCTACGGGGAAGGATGAGACTAACGCCATCTATCAGATTGACGTAGTGGTTCCACGTGGAACAGGTAGGCCGACGCAACTAGATACGGTCGCAGACCATTTCAAGCGCGGTACGGTATTGTCCTATAATGGGACTAAGTTGCGGGTTCGCTCTGTCAGTATCGGTCCTGCAATATTAGAAGGCGCATGGTATTTTGTGCCTGTATCTATCAACGTGCAGACATACACAGGGGCACGATCATGACTATCGCAAACGGCGCGCAACACAGTCTGCACTACGTTGCAGAATCTACTTACGGAACGACTCCTTCCACGCCTACGTGGACGCCCGTTCCCCATACCGGCACGACCCTCGCCTTGACGAAGGACGCCGTGGAGTCCGAGAAGCTCCGTGGTGACCGTCAGGTAGAAGACTTTCGCCACGGCAATAAGTCCGTGTCTGGCGAGATCACTGGTGAGCTTGAGTACGAGGCATTTGATGACCTGCTCCAAGCTGCGCTGTGTGGTTCGTGGACTCTTGATGTACTCAAGGCTGGAACTACCCGCCGCTCATTCACCTTTGAGCGGAAGTTTGCAGACTTGGCTACCGCTGAATACCACCGATACACCGGCTGTGAGATCAACTCGATGTCTCTCAGCGTATCGCCTAATTCTATGGTGACCGCTACCTTCGGGATCATTGGTAAGGATTTGACCCTTGCTACGACCCAGGTGGCTTCTAGCTCCTACAGCGCTGATGTGGGCAACACCCCCTTCGACTCCTTCACGGGGTCTATTCAGGAGGGTGGCTCCACTATTGCTACGGTGACGGCTCTTGAGCTGTCCCTTGAGAACGGCATTGAGCCCCTGTTCGCAGTAGGCTCCTCCACCACCCAGCGGCCTGCCATCGGCAAGTCGCGGGTGACTGGTACGCTGACGAGCTACTTTGAGTCCAAGGCTCTGTACGAGAAGTTCCTTAACGAAACCAGCAGCAGCATTGCTCTGACCCTGACCGACCTCGACGGTAACGACTACCTCATCGAGATTGGGAACGTGAAGTACAATAGCGGTCAGCCCGATGTGTCTGGTGAGGGCGCTGTGACCATCGCCATGGACTTCGTAGGCCTCTACGATGCCACCGATGCGTCTAACATCGTCATTACGCGGACTGCTGCATAAACCATAAAAGGGCGGTTTTATGGAGTTCAATAGCCTAGCTACGGCTGTTTCCCACGAAGCCGGGGCAGAGGTGAATATCCTCTCCCCGGTGGACGGGACCCCCACCGATGTCTTCATCACTATCCAGGGCGCTGACTCTCGGGAGTGGCGGAAGCAGAAGAAGAAGCAGACCTCCCTCATCATTGCTGCTAAGTCCAACGACAAGCTGCAAGACCTCGACTATGACGCTATGGACGTTGAGGCTCTCGTAGCCGTGACCCTGGATTGGCGCGGGATCGTTAAGGATGGTGAGGAGTACAAGTTCAGCAAGGCCAACGCCAAGGCTCTCTACAATCAAGCCCCGGCGGTGGTTGAGCAGCTAATCACCTTCCTCGGTAACGGCGCCAATTTTACCAAGGGCTAGTTGATGAATTCGTAGCCTTTGGGCGCTGGTGTATGAAGATGCACTCAGCACCTGAAGGCTCATCAATTAGCCGGTACGAGACGCTGAAGCAAGTAGAGAAGTCCACAGGACGCACCCCTCCTGAGCTTCTCAACACCCCCTCTTTGTCCAGAGACTTCCAGCACGCTTGGGAAGCGTATACGTCGCTCAGGGAGTATACTTATACTGAGCTAGACAGCTATATGCGCCTAACTGGCTGCGAGTTAGATTGCTGGGAAGTTGAGGCAGTCATGACTTTGGCGAAGTATCGCGGGGTACAAGAAAAATGACTACTGAAGTCGGCACTCTAGTATTTAAAACCGAGACCAGCGGCATCGTTAAGGCCGAGAAAGAGCTGGCGCGTGCTGAGAAAGAAGCCGCGAAGCTAGAGAAGGCGCAACAGAAGGCCGCAGCCCAAGCCGTCAAGCTATCTAATGCCAAGTACAAAGCCGCTGCCGCAGCAGGCAAGGCCGCCAAATCGTACAACGCCGTAGTTGCAGAGCTGATCAAGGCTGACATAGAGGCCAAGAAGGCCGCCCAAGCCGTCACTCAGGTAGACGTTGCAACCGAGAAAGCAGCTCGCCAGATGGACAAATTGGAAGCTGTCGCCATGAAGGGCCGTGGCGGCTTCCGTGCAATGCGGGGCTCTACGGCTCAGCTAGGTATGCAGATTCAGGATATGGCGGTTCAGGCCTCTATGGGGACGAACAGCCTAATTATCCTCGGTCAGCAAGGCCCCCAAATCGCATCCCTCTTCGGCCCCGGTGGCGCAATCCTCGGCGCATTCATCGCCGTTGGCGCTGCCGTGGCTAACATGGCCTTTGGTATTGGGAAAAGCAAGGACGAAACTGACAGGCTAGCTGATGCGATGTCAGGGCTGGAGAAGGCGTTTGAGCGAACAGAGGGTAGATCGTACTCGTTAAGCTCACGCTTGCTAGAGCTGGCGCAAAGATCAAAGCAGCTTGCAGACATAGAGCTAGCGATAGGTATTGCCAACGCGAAGATAGCCTTCAAGGAAGCTCAAAGCGCTATCGTTACCGCCACGACGGCGATAACTACGGCAGTCAACACCTCTGCCGCGTCGTTTGAGGAATACAATAATGCTTCGCCATATCTCAGGAGCGCAGATGCCGCGCTTAGGAAAACCGGCGAACGTGTAGACGAGCTAAAGAAACGCTTTGGGCTTAGCACGGAGCAAGCCGCACAATTTGGCGCGGCACTTGCGAGGTTCCGTGCTGATAAATCCGAAGAGAACATGGCCGCGCTGCGCGATGTCGTCGATGAGCTTTCGATAACTCTATCGGACAATGCCAATCCAGAACTGCGTGATTTGGTCACCGCGCTAAATGACGCCTTCATCAAAGGTCAGGATGCGCAGGACGCGCTTGCTGCGTATAGGCAGGGCCTGGATTGGACAAGCGAGTCGGCAAGGGATTCAACGAAGGCCATCAATGACTCTATCGAGGCGCTTGAGCTAAAAGCCGAAACGGTAGGTATGACGGCTCGTCAGGAAGCCTTGTACCGAGCGGCAATGAGCGATGCCAGCGACTTCGATAAAGCCGTCATGATGGAGCGGATTAACGCGGCCTATGATGAAATCGACGCTAACGCCAAGCTCCTCAAGGAAAAGAAGAAGCAAGAGAGGGCAGAAGCGGCGGTAACCGCCCAGTTCTCAAAGAGGCTTAATGAGCGGCTTGAAAAGCAGGACGCCGCCGAGAGAGCTATAACCGCCCAGTTCTCAAGGGAGCTTAATAAGCGGCTTGCCGCAGAAGCTGCTGCCAGGGACAAGCAGACCCAAGATCGGGACAAAGCCCTTCAGGCGGCCTTTTCCCACGTTCAGCAGATTCTTCTGATGAATGAGACCGAGCAAGAATCCTTTGACCGCATGATTAAGGAGAAGCGCGACAAGCTAGAGGCGGACCATGCTGCGGGCTTGATCCTTGAGGCAGAGTACCAAGCGGCTAAGACAGAGCTAATAGAAGCCGAAGCGAATCGAGCGGCAGAGATAGAGAAGAAGATCGCCGCAGAGCGCACTAAGGCCCTTCTCCAAATGGAAGATATCTTTATGTCCGGTAAGTCGGATAGGGCCAAGGCCGCGTACCGCATCGGCGTAAATCTCATGAACAAGGAGAAGCGCGACAACGCAGAGCGGATCATCTCTGAGTCCTACGTAGCTG